AGTTAAAGATGCGTCCATCAGATATGAGAGCTTGGGCTCCTCGTATCGTTGGTGCCATCTTGTATAACTCTGCCGAGGAGAGGGATCTTCATGCTGCGTTGGCTCACGACAGACCTGGCGCCTTTGCGCGCCGGTCTGTCAAGTAGTGGTGCCCCGTTCGCAGCACGGCTCTGGAGATTGGCCTGGCTAGGGCTGAAGAGATTCGGTCCAAGCTACCAGAGACCGTGAGTCTGCACTTGCAGACGGGGTGCCACTCAGTCCGCAAGCCTAGGACCATAACAGGCTACGGCATTTGGGATAATTCTAACCAGGTCATCACACATGGGCATGGCGTTGGCGTTGCTGTTGAAGCTGTCGCCAATCGCGTTCTCGGTCGCCCATGTGATGGTGGAATTACCACACCCCCAAAGCCGTCCACCGATTTCAGTGCGATCATTGCTATTGGCGACACCATTGCCCGATTGTGCCCTCGACCAGCGCTCGTGAATTTTCACGAGGTTGCCCTTATGTGGGACGCTCGCAAGCGCAAGAAGTACATTGGTATTGCTAATAACATGAGTGCTGTCTCCAGTATTCAGCGCGATGCTAAATTGCGCTGTTTTATCAAGCCGGAGAAGCATTTTGGCCCCACTATTGGCAGGGTCATTTCGCCCCGTAACCCGAGATACAATATTCGTGTTGCCCAGTATCTTAAGCCATTGGAGAAATCCATATATCACGCTTTGGATAGACACTGTGGTCAGCCTACAGTACTTAAATGTGCTAATCAGACTCAGAGAGCTCAGGCTATACTGCACCATGTTTCTCTCCATGGGGATTGGGTTGCAGTTGGACTTGATGCCTCCAGGTTTGACCAACATGTTTCAAGACCAATACTGCAGGTTGAACATGGTGTATATCTCCGTGTTTATGGCCATGATGCTAGGCTGAAACGGTTGTTGGATCTCCAACTCACCAATTACTGCACAATGCAGTGTGTGGATGGGAAGCTCAAATGGTGCACAGAAGGTGGCAGAATGAGCGGTGATATGAACACTGCCCTTGGCAATGTTTTGCTCTCCGTTCTAATGCTATTGGAGTTGCGCAATGAGCTAGGTAATGGCATGACCTTCATCAATGACGGCGATGATTGCGTCTGTTTTATGAATAGACGTGATCTTGAGCCGTTTCTTTTAAGGGTCAAAACCTTTTACCTTGAGAGAGGCTTTACTATGAAGGTTGAACCTCCAGTATGGGAGGTCGAGCACATTGAGTTTTGCCAATCAAAGCCCGTTCGCCTTGGTGATGGTTATAGGATGGTGCGCATTCCTGGCAAGGTCCTCCGTCAAGATTCTTTGGTGATATCCATGGATCCATCCAGTGACTATCAGAAATGGCTTTATGGTGTTGGCTTCTGTGGTCTTGCCATTACTAGTGGTTGCCCTGTTTTGCAGGATTATTACCTATCACTTATGCGGAACGGGACTCCTCACAGAGTTGATACATCCAAATACGTGGTAGGTAGTGGTCATGCTCGCAGGGCTGCCGATGAGGGTAGGCCTTCGGTTGCTAGCATAATTTCAGATGAGTCAAGGCTCTCCTTTTGGAAAGCTTTTGGAATGGATGCAACTCTACAGCGTGAAGTGGAGGGAATTCTCCAAGGGGCCGTCTTGACGGTTGATTCCGCGCCAACGGAATTACCACCGTGCTGATTTCCATTTAAGGCTGCACCAGCATCATGAAATCCAAGAAGCAAACCGCTAAAGGTAAGAAACCCAACCGCAGTGGTCCCAAGGGTATTATGGGTGGTAGTGCTGGTGATTACTATCGTATGCTGGCTGATCCTTGCGCTGGTCCGCTTGGAGTGCCTCCATACGGTAGCACTGATTCAGGGTACGTGGTGCGTACTGTTGAGGTTTTAACGATTCAAGGTACTACTGGCTATTCTGGTCTAACCATTGGAGCCAGTACCCCAATCGATTTTATCTTGCAGTACACCCCAGGTGCCTATGCCATCACTAACAACCCCGGGCTTGCCTACAATGGTGCTAAACCAGGCCAGAACCAAACTGTGACTATTCAAGCCAGTACTTCTTGGCCTGTCAACAACACCGCTGTTCGCAAGTTTAGGGCCATTGCTGGTTGCGTTAAAGTCTTGCCTAATGGGGCTTACTCGACTAGGCAAGGAACTATTGCCTTGGGCTATAGTTCAGGCCAAATGCTTACTTCTGGGTCAACGGTTACAACATCTGCCAATCTGTCTTCTTTACTTCTTGAGACCGCCCCAACCGGTGCCAAGATGCATGAGATACGTTGGTTGCCAACTGAGACGGATCAACTTTGGGCTGATCCGAATAATGCAGATGCAACACTACTTGGCGGCGGTACCATACTTGTGTCTGGTGCTTCCGTTGATGGTTATGCTGTGTCAGCAACAGTTGCCCAAGCCAATGTGATCATTGAGATCACTACGGTTTGGGAGTGGTTGCCGTCTTACACCACTAGTATTGCAAATATTCCAAGGACACCATCTCCATATACTATTCAGGATGTACTGTCTAGGATTAAGGATATTGGGGGTTTTGTCCTTGGAAATTATGACAAGGTATCAAAGTACTTTGCCATGGGCCTGGATTATGGTGTTAGGCAGTATGTCCGAACCGCGCCGAGTGTCCCATTGATCATGTCTCGCTAGCTGGATCCGATGCAGCTTTTGGGTAGGAGAATCCACCTTGGTATGGTGGCAAGGATAGTGTCCATTGTGTTCGCATTTCATCTAAAGTCAGATATGTGGCCAAGACTAGCGGCGATCAGTGATCGCTTAGGGGAAGCTAGTCACTGTTGGCGCAGTTGACCTTTGAGTCACAGAAGGGTGATTTGATGTGATGCGAACGCAATGTCCTTGAGGTGACAGCAAACCAGTACCCCCTGGATTGCCCCGCTG